TTACACTTTTGTAATCTCCTCCACGATGTATTTATCTTCTACTTTTTTACAAGTACATACAAAGTACTCCGGGTGCTTCAAGGCTCCTTGCAAAGTATCAGGAAGAATGATCTCTTTGGTTCGCCTGTCTACTGCTACCATTGCATACAAGATACCTTCACTTTTACACTTCTCAATAAGTGCACTTTTTAATTCCTCTACGTTAAATTCCATTTATGTGAGATTTTATTGTTGCAAAGTTATGGAAATTATGAATATTTTGTGCAATAATATTCTTATAATATAAAATAGCTCCCTAGTTCGTCCGCTGACGAGGGAGCTATTTAACACAAAAACTAAACTAGACACATTTTTGGAAATCTAGTTGTATATTCTGTATATCAATTATATAGTCCTGCTTTTTTTTATGGTTCGACCATAATTCGACCATTTGATGTTTTATGTACTATCAAGATTTCTATATTTCATATTTTATATTACTTTAAATATTATATTTGCGCATTGTCAAACTAAAATAGTGCGTTTATGAAATCGTTATTAAAAAATGTCCTAAGAAGGATAAGTAAAAAACAATCTTCTAAAGAAGATAATGCGACAGCCTTTTATCCCCAGTGTTGTGCAAAAGTGGATGATTCCGCTCGTATGCGTATAAAAATGTCTTATGACCAAAATGTAAAAGAAACTATATCAAGCTTGAAAACACTTGCTAATGATATGTCTAGTGGCTTTGTTACTTTTAAAAAGTTTCAGACTAGGCGTTATCAATACAACCCGGATGCAGATGCAACTCTATATGCTTCAAGACTGCTTCGTGCAGCTTCTATATTGGAGTTCCTATTAACTGATCCTGATAATAAATCTTAGAGATTCATTTTTTCAGCTAGAGCAGAGAGCCCTATCAGTAGTTCAGTTATATTTTTGGCTTTTCCGACAACATCATCAACTTTCGCTGCTGTATCAGGGCTTAACTCCTTTTCTAATCGTTCTAGCTGCATTTGAAATGTATCAAAACTTAATATATATAAGTCTCTTTCAACAGTGAATCCCCCTTTTTCTGCAAAATTGAATATTTCAAAATTCAACGTAAGATATTCAATACCATATCCTTTATAGTCAATAAATCTCCTATTTTTGAACTCCTCTAAAACTATTTCATATTGTTCTTTACTGATCCTAAGGTCTGGTATATCTTTATAATTTAGTTTAGCTGTTCTTTTCCCGTTTGCTACAACCAAAATATAATTTAATACTTTATCCTTTTCTTCAGCTGTTATAACTAAAGGATATTCTCTTTCATCTTTTGGGGGTACAGTTCTAATTGGGCGCATATTGTAATTTTATAATAGTTGTTGTTTGCTGATAATATAATTAGGAACTAAAACTCTTCTTTAATATAATTGTAAGGACCATAGATTATACGAGTAGCATATTTGATTCCAGTGTCTTTTGCTAGCTCTTCATCGTACTTGATTATATCTGTATGGATCGCTGTGAGATATTCTTCTTTTAACAACGAACTCCAATGTCCATCCCATAATGGGGATACGCCACCACCGTATGAATCAAGTCCATTGGCATCTTTAACGCAAGATAATTCATATTTTTTAGACAAAATATCGCTCATTTTTTTTTGTTTGTCAATTGCTTCTTTTTCTGTATCTGCGTTTAAAACAAATATGCAAGTATTAAAATAACTATTAATTCCGTCTGATTGGAAAAGAAAATGCACAGTATTAAAATCCACACCAGCATACTTTATATTATTAAAAGACAATATGTTTTTTTTCTTAGGATTATACATTTCTTCTCCATACTTGTTTCTTAATATGGGTAATGCTTCTTCTCTAGAAATCCCAAAAGGAATGCCACCAATATTAGTAACTTGTTGATTTTTATATTTTTCCTCGAAACTAGAATATAGTGAATCTAATTTTGAGTGATATTCGGATGAAGTATCCTTATATATATTCAACGAATCTTTGAATGCTAAATTATTATCTTTTTGTGCATTTGCAAAAAGTGGTATAATAAGCATTAATGCGATTAATATCTTTTTCATAAAACGATACTCAAGGTTGTTATTTGGCTTTATTGAATTGATTGTATAACTCTTGTAGCTTAGAAGAATCCTTTTCCTTCAAAGCTATATCTCTATATCCATCACTAAATGTTAGCCGCATTTTAGTTACTGTTTCGTTTGAGAGCTTTTCTAAATCACTCCCTAGACATACAATATAAATTCCTAGTTTGCTATTAATGCCATTTGGGGTCCAATCCCCTGGTTTTGCTAGCGTATATTCTACATTTTTTACTTTGATAATTCCGTCGTTCGTTTTGAGGAGCATTTCTTGTCCTTTATTACACGAAGTAGCACAGTCTGTGAAGACACGAAACTCTATCAAATCTACACCGCCTTCGTGTCTGAATCTTATTCGTGTTTGATTCTTACCTGTTGCACCACCCGAGTAAATCTTTTCCCACGATGTTGTAACTACTTTCTCACCTGTAAAATCGTCTATTTTTGTGTCTACTTTTTGAGCAAAGCAGAACAATGGCATTGTAGCTAAAATTAGTAATAGTATTTTTTTCATTTCTGTGTTGTTGGTTTATCCTATATTTCTTTCATTCTTTAACATAGCTAATTCACCTTTCAGTTTTTGATTTTCTTCCAAAAGACGTTGAGTGAGCATCGTCTTTTCATTAATCTCATCTTGTAAATTGGCGATGGTATATACTATACTTTTCAATTTATCCATTCCTGGTTCTGTTTCTTCTTTTTGAAGAAGCATAGAACCTTTTCCTCTTAACAGCCATTCTGCGGATATTTCTTCGTAGTTATCCAATATTGCATTAATAGTTGAGGCGCTAACCTCACTTACCCCTCCTAATTGTCTACTCAATGTGTTTTGTTTAATACCACATTTAATGGCAAATGCCCTATCAGATAGCCCTGAAAGGGCTATGACTTCTTTAATTCTATTAATCATAAAAACTACTATAAAGTTAATATATCCAAATATGGATAATAAAATAGATTTTTGGATTTGAAATTATCCATATTTGGATTACATTTGCATCATAAATCAATCAATCATACAAACATACAAAAAATGATTGATAAAACCAATTAAAAAATAACGATTATGAGCTACAATTTATCACAAATAATGAAGTCTGCACACCGCAATTACAAGAAGGGTGGAAAAACATTTTCAGAGTGTTTAAAATCTGCATGGAGCTTCGCAAAACTCCAAGAAAGTTTCTCACCGGAAGCAGTGAAATCAAGAACTGATAAATTTTTAGCTGAAAGACATGAAGCTATGAGCAAGACTGCCAAAGCTACACCTAGCAAGGAATATAATAACCTTAATATTCCCGCTTCCGCTTACTACAACCCAAATAGTACTCATTACGGTGCACATTACGTCGGAGATTAATCAAATTATACAACAATGGATAAAAGAACCGAACTAGAAATACAGCGAGACAAATATGAAGCTGTGATTGAAGAACGAGACGCGTTGATCAGCTCTTTGAGAGGTGAAAATGAAAAACTCAAACGAGATTTAGAATCAGAACGTGGATTTTATAGAGAGAAAGTTTCCCAATGTGATGATTTGAAGAAATTTATTGAATCGCAACGAAACTTAATGGACATAGTTTTGAAGAACAACCAAAGTATTCTCTAACCCTCACTAAAGTCAAACTAAACCGCCGGTTATCCGGTACCCAGTCCGGTCTTTGAGCCTGCCCTTGAAGGGAGACTGGGAACAACAGAGAAGAGTTCTTTGACATATTGGTAAAATGGTGTTTTGGAAGCCGACACGTGCCGAAAGGGATTACTGACGTAGGCGGGCTTCTCAACGATATAATGCTGTGGTTAATGGTCAAGCCGTATCGTTGTAAAACTAAATCAGTTAGACGTTTGTCGGCAAATCGAGGTATTTGCTTTATGTATATAAAGGTGATGTAGCTCAGGCAGGTTAGAGCGCTGTGTGTGGTGGATGGTTGAGAGTTCGAGTCTCTCAAGAAATACTCTTAGCTTAACGGAAGAGCACCACAAGCAGAGGTCGGCGGTTCGAATCCGCTCATCGCTTCAATGTTTAATTTAAAATTAGATTGTATGGAAAAGGATATTCAGAGACGTAACGTAATTGATGTATTACGGAGTATGGATGTTGGTGCAATAGAAGTATTTCCTATCGTTCAGAAACCGTCTGTAACTAATACATTGAATGCTCGGCTTTATAAAGAAAAAGCTGAAGGAATGGCTTGGAAAACAAAGTCAGATGTAAAAAATATGCAGTTTATAGTAACCAGAATTGCATAACTACCTTGCTTGTTGAGATGATCAGAGGTGAAATGGCTGAAATATTGCTAGATAATATTCTCCGTCTGTTTTCTACAGAAACGTTTGGAAAAGATAAGTCTGCGTATTATGTGGGTGGGGAAAAGAAATTGATGAATCTTATAGAAGCGGGTAAGATTGAAAGTGATAAGCCCACTAATGTCCAAAACGGCAAGTGGCATTGTAATGCTGCTCAAGTATTACTTCATTGCCGATGTGCGGGAAGGAAAGTTAAATCTAAAAAACGGAAGAAATGAAAAAGATTAAAGTGATACAGTATGCCATGATGTTCATTGCCTTATGGACAACACTGTATCTTATAGATAGCATTGAAGTTAGCAAGAAAGAATTTATTGCTGCTTTTGTATTGGTGACTGTCGTATCAGTGAATTATATCTGTTTTCGATACTACGAAGATAGGAAACAAAATAAAGATAGCCTGTGAAGGTTTGCATTGCTTAATTTTAGTATTTGTCATGTTTATTTAGCCCGGTTCGCCGGGCATCTGCCGGGATAGCCCAGTTGGTTAGAGCGCATGTTTTTACATGAGGTCAGCGGTTCGAATCCGTTTCTCGGCTCAACTCAATCAGAGTTAAGTAACCCGTGAGGGGGAAAATTATGTTTGTATCAATAACAATTCAATCAATGTAGCCGGAAGCGTCTGGCTACGACCTGAAGGAATGGCGGAATTGGTAGACGCAAGTATGCAGATAGATTGAAGAAAGTCATACATAGGTAATCTGTCATCCCGGTTCGAGTCCGGGTTCCTTCACAGAGAATTTTTCTTTTTATGTTTAACTAATGTTGCCAGCGAAAAGGACGCTGTAGGGTTAAAGCCCCTGTTATTTGAGTTTTAATTGTTCTATACTATTCCGGTGTGCTTTGAACGGCTATCCGGAAACAAGAAGCTCGTGAGAGTGCTATTTAATAGTTAATGTCGTGTTTTATTTTGTGTTTGTGTTCTAGGTGAATGGTTCGTGAGAATAGTTCACTTAAAACGGATGGCTGGTGTAATTGGCAGCATACGCAGATATGCGTGATGTGGGTTCGATCCCCACGCCATTCACCCTTCTGATCCTAATTAAATTATAGTAGTTCATGAGTTTTGTTTTGTGTTTGTGATTAGGGTGTATGGTCTGTGAAGATAGTGCACCTTTTTAATTAATCGGGCGGATATGTATATCGTTGGTTGAAACTGCGGTGAGGTGCACCAATATTCCGTGAGACCGGTTCGACTCCGGTTCCGTCCACTAGCATTTACATTATGTATAAATCAGGGAGCCGTACACCCTTCAAGCGTAGCCGTTCCATAAGGTACATTGGATTATTCTTATTTTTCTGCCTGTACGATATTGTACAGGCAGTTTTTACTACTTGAAAATGGCGTTAAAATGGCGAAGTTTCTGTTTGCTAAACTTGATAATAACGATTATCTTTACTGATGTAATAAACTAAAAGTCAAACCATTAAATTAGAATTATGACAGCGAGAAAAAACACTGTATCAACGATTCAGAATGAAGAGAAGAAGAAAAACTCTATCAGACCGCTTCTAGCTTCTGAAATTGAATGTAGGGTTGGTACTATGAAACCGGACGGTTCGGGCTGCTCCTTGCTATTATACAAGGATGCTCGAGTAGACATGAGAATACTTGATGAAGTGTTCGGAGAAATGAACTGGAAACGGCACCATGATGTCGTTAATGGGAATCTATTCTGTACGTTGTCCATTTGGGATAATGAAAAGAAGGAATGGGTGAGTAAACAGGATGTTGGGACAGAATCCAGTACAGAAAAAGAGAAAGGGCAGGCTTCGGATGCCTTTAAACGTGCAGGATTTAACTGGGGAATTGGGCGTGAACTTTATACGGGTCCTTTCATTTGGATTCCACTTGAGAAAAATGAAGTATATCAGAGCAAAACAGGTTCTCCTGCTCTATATACCAAATTCAGTGTGAAAGAGATTGGCTATAACGAGCAAAAGGAGATTATTCTACTTGTTATTGTGGACAATAAAAACCGTGTTCGTTTTGCTTATGGTAATACAAAGGAAAAAGTATATGCTCCCAATGTTTCTGCTTCAAACGCTTCGGGCAAAGTATATACTGGT